AGCGTTTGCGCCAGCCTACCGCACAAAGGCCGAGGCAGCACGTGCTACAGTGCGTCAATCAGCTTGATCTTGATGCCGGCAGCAACTGAACTACGGCGCAGTGGCGACTTTCTGCTCGGCAAGAATCAGGTATCCCTGAGACCGGCGCAGGGGATGATCTTTCAGGACCGGCGACGCTTCCGCGTGGTTCTGGCGGGCCGGCGGGGCGGGAAGACGGTGCTCGGGGGTGTGGAGCTGCTGCGCGGGGCGGCGGAGCGCCGGGGGGTCTATTACTACGTCGCCCCGACGTATCGCATGGCAAAAGATATTGCCTGGGATACATACAAGCGCATCATCCCTGCTCGCTGGATACGAAAGAAGAACGAGTCCGAGCTTCGCATCGAGCTTATCAACGGTTCGATCATCTACCTCAAGGGTTCAGAAGACCCCGACGCACTACGCGGCCCCGCATTGAGCGGTGTTGTGCTTGACGAGTGCGCGTTCCAGCAAGAGTACACCTGGCGCTCCGTCATCCGGCCGGCACTGTCGGACCTTGGGGGCTGGGCGCTGTTTACCACCACGCCATCGCCTGAAGGCACGGCGGGATGGTTCTATGAGCTTGTTTTGCAGCTCATGGACGCAGAACTTGCCGATCCGGGGCTTGATCGCCTCGATCCAACGCAGTGGACTCTATATGAGTACACGAGCTTGCAGGGCGGGAACATTCCCTTGGAGGAGATTGAGGAGGCAAGGCGCACTTTGGCGCCTGAGGTGTTCGAGCGCGAGTACGAAGCCAAGATTCTGTCGAATACGGGCCTCGTGGCATCGTGTTTCTCGATGCTCAACCTCGATTCGACGGTTGAAGACGACGAGATGCTGCCTCTTTACGTCGGAATCGACTTTAACAACGACCCGCTGACCGCAATTTGCGCAAATATCATCAGAGAGAACAACAAGCCCAAGCATTTGCGCGTTTTCAAGGAGATCACGCTCAAAAATGCGACAACATGGGACCTCGCCGAGGTCTTGATCGATCTTTTTGGCCAAAAACGCCGCATTATTGCATGTCCCGACCCAACCGGCAAGCGAAAACAAACCTCCGGCGTGGGGGTGAGCGACCATCAGATCCTGCGCAAGGCCGGGATCGAGGTTTATGCGCCCGAAGGGTACTACAACACCGCTGATGGGATCCGAGCAGTTAATGCGGCGCTTCGCACGGCGGATGGAGAGGTGCATACGAAAATACACCCGAGCTGCCGGGAGCTTATCAAGTCGTTTCGCACCCTGGGCTATGCGGAGGGGACTCGTATGCCAAACAAGAAATTAGGCGTCGATCATTCGTTCGACGCCATTAAGTACCTCTGCCTTGGTAAGTTCAACCTCGCAAAGGGCGAGAATGGTGCAATAACGACGCACCGAATCTACTAATTCTCTATATTTTACGTTTTTTCGTTGATTTCATCTGCACCGAGCAGCCCAGTGGCCCTGCCGTCGTGCTCCCATTTGATTTTCCAGCGATCGACCAGGGCTTCGGGGGGCTGCACGGTGAAGATCGGCTCGCTGCAGCCCTCGCAGCGCCTCCTTCGCACCCGCCGGCCGTCCGGGAGCTGAAAGCTGTGGATGACACGGGAGTTGTTGAGGCCGCAGCCTGGGCAGGTCACGGCCTCGACGGACAGCCGCCTCATGATGCACGCTCCCCGCCGGGGCGGCAGATGCCGATAACGGTCCCGTCAGCCCACAGCAACTGCTGCCGGCGAATCGGGCGCTCGGCGGGTTGATTCGTATACCAGAGCTTGTTGCAGCCGGCGCAGCGTCGCCGCCGTATCTGGCTGCCATCAAACAACCGGCAGGTCTGTATGACACGGGAATCGCACATCCCGCAGTTGGGGCATTGTGGAGAGGTTGTCTTCATTGTTGTGCCGGCGGGGTGGTGGGGGCGGGGAGGTTGCCGGGGGCCCAGTAGCAGCCAGGCTTGACCGCGATCCCGGGAATCTTTCTTGCCCCACGAGGTGCCAGGGGATCCCAGTGCCAGACATTTCTGCATTGGTCCATTTCGTTCAGAAACCTCGGGCGGCGATCATTGTGCCAGGTGTTCTCGATAAAGCGAGCCGAGTACTTCCTCTCGAAGACAGGAGGCTGGCGATGGGGCGACACGAACGCGGCCTCTGCTCCCTGCTTGTCCGAACCCGACAGCATCAACTCAAGCCGCGCTAGCGCATTCCACGCCAGATGTGCGGCGTGTAGCAGTTTGGTGTCCAGATCGTATTGCTCCCCCTTCACCTCGCTCAGCCAATGCCTCAGCATCGCCTCGCTGTAGCGCTCGATCCCGTCGGGGACCGTCCGCCAACCATTGTCCGTGTACTTCCGAGCGCCGTATGTGCCAACTTCGGTCACGGCCGATAGCGCACGGGCAAAGCCACCCAGCACAAGCGCGGGACGAGGCTTCCCCGCATCCAACTTAGCGCCGGGCTCGTGGGCACTGCGGCCCGTGGGGTCGTGTTCCGTGGGGTCCATGAAGCTCCTTGAGGTGCAAGCGCATCGTAGCACGACGCCAAGGCCGCACAATACAGCGCGGCGTGGTACGATGCCTTCGTTGCATCACCTCTTGCAATGACTCTCGCTTCGACCTCCTTTCTGGGTCTCTCTGGACTCAAGCTTGACATCAAGCAGTCGCCTCAGCGGCTCGTTTTCACCCCCTCTGTCACCGCCGAAGGGAAAACTTCATACATCTCAGGCGCTCACAACGCAAAAATTGCGCTAGGGAGCGATTCCGACACTGTTCGCATCGATGTCACGGTCGCCTCGGGGCAGCCGCAGCGCTTCACGCTCGTCGGCACCAGCAACTCCACGTTTCGCACCCGTCAGGGCAGCGACACGATGCTATTTCGCGTTAGCGCCGCTGATCCCATCACCGGCATCGGGGTCGCGGTGCAAAATACGTTCATCAGCGGCAACAGCGGCGACGATTCTATCCACATGGAAGCTGCGGCCGGCAAAACGCGCCTCTGGGGCCGGCAAGCGGTGGTGTTTGGCGGGGCCGGCAATGATGTGGTGACGGGTGTGGGCAGCGCTCAAAACTGCTTCATCCAGATGGGTCGCGGTGACGATGACCTCTCGATCGGGCCGCACAGCCACACGAACCCCGCGCTGCGTTGGACGCAGAAGAACGGTACGCAAACTGCCTATGGCGTCATTCGTGGTGGCGATGGCTGCGACCGCATTCACTTCCAGCATCTGTGCCTGTCGCAGTTTCGGGCCATCTACCGCCCCCTTGCCGGCGGTGGATTCACGCTTGGGGCTGATCCCACGAGATACCTGGAGTTCGAGACCGTCGCGCTGAACGATGGCAACGCGGTGCCCATGTAGCGCTGACTGGCGGGGGTGTGCTATCATCAAGGCATGGAACGCCCCCTCTCTTACACGCACATCCGAGTAGCAGGGCGACCTGGCTACAAGCTGCCGTATCCCTACGCGCTGCTCCCGTCCTCAGGGCGTGTCGTTGTCGTGGATCCGCAAGGGGTGTCGTGCCTTGTTGATCGAAAATCTCTTGCCAAGCACTGAACATGGCTAAAAACAATCAGCGTGACGAGTATCTGCCGTCTCCTCAAGTGTGCGACTGGCTACTGGCGCAGGAGTGGAGTGGGCCGGACACGTGCATCATTGACGGCCCCGAAGGCAAAAGTGAAATCTATGATTGCTGCCAGGCCACCGCTGCACTGGGGCGTGACGAGTGCATCGATCTGGTGCTTCCTGCGGGGGGCATCAAGATGCTCCGGGAGGATCAGGGCCGGCGGGAAGAACGGTTGCTCGAAGACCCTGAGAAGATTTTTCTTGAGCACATCCTCGCCGAGGCTGCAAAAGCTGACCTTACTGCCGCTCAGGCTATTGGCGTTTTGCACACGGCTGCGACAATGATGATTTCGCAGTGCTACAATCTTACTTTGATCGAGGGCGCCGAACATGGCTGCTAAAGTGAGCATTACAGCGCTTTCGCACTGGGAGATACAGGAATTGATCGCCAACACCCCTCATCTTTATCCCTGCCCAATAGCGGCCCTTTGTGATCGCCATGGCTGGCGCCGGCCGTCGATGGCAGATCATGCTTTCATTGACGCTTGCGCTGAACGATTGAAGGCCAGGCTGGCAGTTGCTGTTTACGATAGTAGGTTGGGCTGATTTTTGTAAAAATCTGGTGGGAAAACGAGGGGGCGGGTTGCTAGAAAGCGACCACTGCCCCCCTTTTTTTTGTAGGAGCAGGGTGGTTGTGGGTGGGAGCGTGTGGTGTGGGGCGGGGGGTGTGGGTGAGATTGTGAGAGTTGGGGGGAGAGGGTATGGGCACCCGCCCCCGCGCACACAAAACCGCAACCCTGCCCCCGGTTTGCTATAGAAAGCGCGGGCAGGATTGCGGCTGTTTGGTATGGCTTCAGGTTCGCAAGGGGCAGGAATTATCGGCCGGAGCGCCAGCACCGCGGAGACCAGTTACAAGCTGGTGAACAGCGCGGCCGAGTCCGGCGACTGCGCTAGCGCGATCGGCCGATGCTGTGAGCCCGCTGACGCCCACGGGATAGGACCACGAGCCAGGCATGATGCCGCGACGGATCGAAAAGCCTCGCAGTTGCTGAACCGGGATGACGAAGTTTGCAGAGTCCATGGAAGGTGGAGCGGTTGACTTGCTCATAATAGGCCCGCACGCTAGGCGCGGGCCATTGTGCGCAACAGTTTGCAAGGTGGCTCAGTCTTGCGGCCACTCGAAGCCATCGGGCACCAGCCATAGGTCTCCATCCTGGTGCAACGTCTCTCCGCTCTCTGTCCGATAATTGCCGAGCACGCTATCCCATGCCTCCCAATAAAGGCTGTTTTCAGGGTCTGCCAGTGCCATGGCGTCGCCCACTGGAATCCCGCAACGCAAACAATCCGCGCCAGTAAGGTGGCGAGTGGCAAACATCTGGGGAATGTAGATTCCCCAGGATCCATCCAGCAGAAGAGTAGGCTCGGTCATGACATAAAAGGGGTGAGAGGAAAAGATCAGCGCAACAAGGCGCAAGCGGCACGGTTAATAGTGGGAACCTCACGAAGCTCCATAAGGTAGTCTTCTGCTTCCGGCGAGACAGTGCAGCAGTTATAGC